CATTAAAAATTCCAGTGTTTCTTTTCCTCTGTCTAACGGACTATCTTTTATATTTAGTTTATTAAATGTATCCCACAAAACATATGTTCTACAATACGGAGTAAATTTGTATGCCAAAGAATATATCCGATTTAAATATCTTTTAAATTTTTTATATTCAGAATCATTTTCATCACTGTTAATAAAATCAAGAACATTAAAGTCTTTATCGAAACCAAGTATTACTTCATTCACTCCCAATGTTAATAATGTATCTCTATGCCAATTAGAAATATTAAAACCACACGTTGCAATTACAAATGCATTTTCTCCATAGTATTCATGCGCTAACATGACACTTTTTTCTGATTCTACAATTACCACTTTTTTATGCTTTTGAATTGCCAGTTTATGTTGAAACATTCCATAAAAATTCATATTTAAAGAGTGGGTATAAACAATACCCTCTAGAATCTCAGGCATATACTTATTGTTTTTATCTTTTTCTTGTAAGCTACGTCTTCTAATCCCTACTATCTTTCCATCTATATTAGTATGAGGTATGATAATATGTTTTTCTAATTCATACCATCGAATCCCAAAATATTGCATTGTGGAAACAGAAATTCCTTCCTCTATCCAACCTGAATAAAAAACATCATCTTCAAAATAATTCAGAATGTTAAGGTTCTCGATAGGTTGCAATTGACATAAGAATGTTGACTCTTTATTTCGGATTGATATATACTGTTGAATCTCGTTCAATTCTTTATATGAATTACATACTGAAATACTCTTATTTAAACCATGTCTTCCATTAATGCCTAGTTCATTTGCTACAATTTGCAATGAGGATGGAAAAGAACAATGCTCAACTTGCATTATCAATGAAAAGATACTCATATTGCCGCAATTCGTATAACAATAAAATGATTTTGATTCCTTGAAATAACATAATTTATGACTGTTTCCACCATGACAAATAGTTGTAAACCAAATTTCCTTTTTCCCTGCGTTTTTAAATGGCTGCACACCTAGTTTATACATTATATTGAGAACATTTTGCTCTGTTAATTGTTCTATTAGATATTCCTTATCTAGCAAAATGTCACCTCATCAAAATTCTAATTCCTCTGATTTTTTAGTGTATTCTATTTTATCAACAGGTATTTTTATTGGCTGATTAGTTACAAACTCATTTTCGTCAATATCGATATATGTTTTTTCAATATCTGTTATTAAGTGATAATCATAATCTGTTACAAATAAATCATGTGTTCTCATAGTTCCATAGTCGATATACAACCATACTTTGATTTTGGTATATTTACCTCCTCGGTTTTTATAAATTGAATACACAAGATTTGGCGATGGTTTATTTAACATTTCCCTTAAAATGGATTCTATTTTTTTCATTTCTTTTGTTGATGGAGGCATTGCAATCAAACCACCGTCAGCTTTATTTAAGATTGCTTTTGCTCCAGCAACAATAGATTGGTCTCTATTACTGTCATCTTTCGCATCTGTAGTTACCTGAGTACAAGATTCAAGCGAAATATTATATTTTCTTGCCATAGCTTTTAAATCTGTGGATAAGGACGCTAATACTTGATCTTCCCTTGTAGTCATTTTAGCTTTAGATTTTGAGGCAAATTCACTTATTAGCTCAACAGTTGCGTGGATATAATCAAACCATACGTACTCAATATTGTGTTTAATTTTATGCTCTTCAATAACATCTTCTAACATGCTAATATCATATTGAGGTACATACTCAAGCCATATATTTCCTTCTTCTTCTAATATGCGAATAGCTTCATCAACACGTTCTTCTTCACCATCCTCATACATATTAAACTCAATGTGATCTTGCGGAACATCAGCCATATAAGCCCATAAAATAGGGTCTATTTCTTCTAATAGTTCCATCTCTGTGCCTATGTATAAAGCTCCATTGTGTGTGCCATTAGGATTTTTCATCCACGATTTTAATTTTTTATCATAATAATATGGAGCGCAAGAATAACAAATATCAGCTATAGACGTTCTGGTTTTTCCTATTCCTGAACCAGCCGATTTTACAATGAATTTTCTTTTTCTCAATCCATGAAATATTGTTGTGAGATAAGCACTAGAATATCCTATACCCCATGCAGTATCTTTCTTCCATAACTCTTTTTGTTCATGACCACCTGTACCTGCTTTTTTGGAATCTCTGCCTTCGGACAATATAAATGGTGCGGTTACTTCTAAATGTTTCTTTTTAAAATGATTCACAATATCTTGTATTGAATCGTTATCTAATAATTTTCTTTGACTTTCAATAGTTACTGGTTCTATTTCATTTGGATCAAAATAATCAGAAACATCTATGCCATATTCAACATATCTTCTCAGTAGAGAAAACTTTTTTAATTGTTCATAGTAATACTTAACATTGGTTGTCAGTGCAAGCTGTTGTATATTTAATAAAAATTCGATACCTTGATTTTTTTGAAAAGCTTGATATTGTGTCTCATAATGTGACAGATATTCATCAATTGCAACTGCATCAATTGTTTCCGCACCGTTTTTATATAGATTGTTAATTGCAGCAAAAATTAATTTATGAAAAGTTTCTGGAAAATCAGCAGGTGAGGTCTTATATTCTCTTAATAATGTGGGCTGTTGAAGAAAACATCCTAATACTTCTCGTATTGCTTGTTTATTTACATACTCTGTTAATTGTTTTTTACTCATAAGCTATCATTCTTCGCCTCCCAACAGTGAAATATCTATATCAACAATCTCCTTATACTTCTCGTTTTTGGATTTATCCTGTTCGTTTATATGAATAGTCTTATTTTTTTCAATATCATCAATATTAAAACCTTGCATACTGTCTTTTACTGCTTTTTTCTCTGCATAAAATCTTTTTGCCTCGTCATACATAAAAGGCACGATGCCTATACCCATTCCCTCTTCAGGTTCTTCTTCTTCTTTTATACAGTAAAAGTAGTTTAGTGTAGCTTTCATGCCTCCATATGTATATTTAAACTGATCTTTAAATTCTTTAATCTGTTTAAGTATCCAACCATTCGGAACTTCTAAATTATATATATCGCAAATATAATCAATTAAAGATTTATAATCTTCGCTTTCCTTTTTTTTATTTTCATAACATATAGGGCAGTAATACTTCTGATTATAAAACACGGTTACTTCTTTATCATTAAAAGATCCGCACACAGGACATTTTAGTTTCCTACTCATTTATAATTACGCAATCCTCCTAACACGCTAGGGGGAAGTTTTATTGTCTTCCCCCTAGCGTATCGCTTCAAATATTATCCTAAAATAATACCTTCTTGTCGAACGATATCGTTTAAATCATCTAAAATAAGACTAAGTAACTCAATTTGTGTAGCGTTACAATCTCTTACTAATTTACCTTTACCTAAGTGTTTATTTATTACGGATGAATATTTCTCAGACATATTAGCATCATTAAGAGCTACGGCAATCTGACGAATGTCGGCAATAACAGTATCAAAGTCTTTTATTGATGTTTGGTCTTCATAAACTGTTGTTGGCTTATCTGTTACCTTTGCACCTTCAACCTCTAACTTATCAATTGCTTGTGCCATATCATTTAACAATGCCTCGTATGTAAATGGAATTTTTTCGGACATATATTTATTTCGTGAACCTGCTTCAAGAAATTTATTTCCACGCATATATAGCGTCATATTCGTTGATCCGTCTTCGTTAAATTCAGAAGTTGAATAAGCAATTACATCCACTAATCTTGCAAGAACCTTTAGTCCACGTTTATCAACTGTGGGCTGCGTTCTATCATATTTTTCACCGTTCTCTTTGATTTGTCTTGTTTCACTATGAGAAATAACAACAAGAGTATATCCAGCTTTAACAATTTCCTGAAAGAATGTATCAAACTCTTTTTCTACAGCTTTATAACCTCGCTTAGACTCAGTTTCATCAAGGTACTCAACACCTTCTTTTGCAAGAATGTGTGATTCACAAAGATCATATGCAATGTCAGCGGTATCAGCAATTACTGTTTTGAAAACTGTTTCTTTCTTATCGCCCTTATTGACACTCTCCACATCAGAAAGTAACTGTTTTTTTACTTTTAGAGCTTCTGACCACTTATTAATTGGCTGTGCAATAACACCTGACAGCATGTTATAACCTTTTTCAAATGCGAGTAAAATCGGCTTTGGAAACTTAACTGCGTTACTCGTTTTTCCACTTTTTTTATCTCCAAAAATTAGAAAGGATTTACCACTTAAATCCCTACTAATCACGCTTGGTTGAATTGCAAAAATATCAATGTCTAATGCCATTAAATTGACTCCTTATTTATTTATTTATTTATTTATTGTTAATAATTTTATATTAAAATACCATCTCATCATCTGATATTGGTGTAGGTTTGGTCTTTCTAACAGTCTTATTGCCTGTACTATTAAGACCATTTCTAACGTCCTTCTTCCCACTACCCTGATATCCTTTTTCAACTAGTTCGTTCAGCTTTGCCTTTCTTTCAGAGAGAGCAATTTTAATTGCTTCTTTACTAATACCATTAGGATCGTCTTCATCTACCGCTGGACTCGCACCCGTTACGACCATTTCAAGATAAGACTTTCCATCTGTCTCACGTTGCAAACCCAAACCACCAGTTTTCTTAGGTTTTGGATCACTTTTGTTTGGTATAAAATCCACGTAAAAAATAGCACTTTGACCAACTTCATATCCATTTATAAAATCGTCATGAAGTTCTTTTGGAACAATAATACTTTTCACAGGAACAATATTGCCAAAGAAGTCAGCCGTGATAAGATTTATTCTCAAACGACCAGTTTCAGTTTTATCTTCGCCTTTTGTCTCTTCAACAATTGACTGAATATATCCTTCAATATCAGCCGTTCCTGTAAACCCCTTGTCAACGTCAAAGTCGTTAAAGAACTTACTGTTGATAACCTGCCCTTCGATTAATTTATCATCGGAATTTATATAATCATTAGGTTCAAGAGAACCTTGTAATTCTACACATGTTGCTTCATCAAAACCCACTTGTGCAATTGATTTAGCGGAATTTGCCCATTTCAAGGTTGGAGCATATAATTTATTTTCTCCTCCTTTAGATTTTTCCTGCTGCACATAAGTTTCAAACTTACGAGTGTGTACTTTATCATTGCCAAACTGAATTGCTCCCTTAATACTGACATAAGGAATACTTTTTTCTTTTGTCGCACCTGTCTTAACTTCAATTTCTGCTAATTTGCCTGACAATCTAACTTCATTAATTAGTTCTTTAATTTTATCGTTCATTAATTAACTCATTCTCCTTTTATTTTTTTACTGTTATCTTATATTTTATTCTGTTGTATATTTCTAAACGATTACTCTAAAAACTTAAATATGACATCAAATCCTAGTTTACTTGTAATCGAGACTTGAAGTAAAATCTATGTAAATTATATATAAACAGTATCCACTGATTATTGAATTAATCTACAAAACTCTTTCCGCATTTATCACATCCACTAGGATGAAACCAAGTCCATTGTATATGTGGTTGAGAACAATGACAACAAACCGCTTGCTTGGGTTCTATCTTTTCTATGTGTCCACATTTTTTGCATATCATTTCATGATTTTTATAATCATATTCTGTTTCATATGTATGGCATTTTTCACATTCAAACATTTATGTATATATTGCCAAAGATTTTAGACGCAACATCGAAGGCATCATAAATTTTATAATCATTGTTGTATTTTTCTTCTAATTTAACAAGTTCTTTACGCTTTTCTAAAATTTCTTTCCAACAATTATCTTTTTCCTGATTAAGTTTTTCTTGTTTACTCCGTTCAATTTTACACTTTTCTTCGCAACTTCTCGCTTCCTCAGATGTATTTTTAATTTTCCCACAAACCTCACATACAAATTTCAATTAACATTATCCTTTCTTTTTTAAATCATTTTTTTAGCATATATTTATATATAATCAGTGTTTGTTGCCCACTGTATTAGCTTGAATTATATCCTTTGAATTACTTTCATTGGCTAGAATATTTAGCATCATCGCTTTAAATCCATCGCTTGAACCTTTCCACAAATCAAGTAATTCTTTCTTAAAATCTTTCATTACATACATTTCTGTTTTCATTTTTCACTAACTTTCTATTTAATATTCGACTAAGTTTTCGTATATTTTTGTATTCTTTATACTATACTGTTATTAATAAATATTGTTAGGAGTTGATTAATAACATGCCAAGGGGTAAAAAAGCAATTATAAACTATGATGAAGAGATCGGAATACTTGAAAAGCGAATTACTCATTACAAAGATTCCATTGTTGAATTACAAGAACAAAAGAAATTACTTTTAGATGAAAAAGAGAAAAGTGAAATGTCTGCGCTATATCAAGCAATTAAAGAATCAGGTAAAACACCTTCAGAGTTTTTAGCAGCATTATCTTTGTCACAAGAAGATCAACAAGTATCAGCTTAATCCATAAGGCTCACTACGGTG